ATCAACAGCAGTATTAAAAACCTTTTGTGCCTGTCTTGGTGTAATGTCATCGTGAGGACTTACCACCGTTTTATAGAGGTCATATTCTTGTCTTAGCGGCTCACCGCCCATAAAAAAGGTCTTCATTGTTTCAAGAATGACTTTTTTCTTTTTTTCCTTTTTATGGACAATTGCCTTTGTTAGTTCAAGGTTAAGTGCCTCAAACAGGAAATAAGTGTTTCTTTTTTTATTGTGACGCATTTTCATTGTTTTTAATCTCTAATCCTTCAATTAGTTTCTTTATCTCAAAAGTAACCTTCTCAATATTCTGCTCTTCTATATAATTAGGGTTTTTAGTCTCATATAGGCTGTTTGTATTCAACATTTCTTGGTAAGACTGGAAGATATTTCTTGTTGTTCCATATTCTGGAATGGTTTTACTCTTGATTTTCTTTCTTGCTCCACCCTCTTTTTCTCTTCTATCTCGCTTTACTGCGTGATACTTTTTGCCTTTGGCACCTTTTGTAATTGTGACTTCTTTCTTCTTGCCCTTTGGAGCAAATAACTTCTCGGAGACATCAGCACCAGGCTCAGCCAAGAGAGGGCCGGTATCTTCTGCTGGAGTTTCTGCTGGTGTCTCGGGTGTTTCGGCACCGGCTTCTGGTGTTTCTGGTGTGTCACCTGCTTCGTCACCTAAACCACCCAAGCCGCCTGGTGTTGCTCCACCGCCTCCACCTAAATCAAACCCGCCACCGCCAAGCTCTGTTTCAGTGGCTTTGATTGATTGCTCAAGAGCCAGTTCAAGCTTCTTGTCAAAGAATAGTTCTCGCTGCATTCGCAAAGTTTCTTTCTCAGATACATTAAAGATGTTCTCAAATACCCATCGCTTACTGAAAAAGCCTTCCGTAGCAGCCGAAGCAATATCAAACTTGGTTCTCCAATGCTCCAACTCTTGAAGTTCTGCGAGTTTGCTTGGGTTGTTGAGGGATAATCTAAACGATACAAGGTCAGAGCCTTTATACCCTAGTGTGAATAAGTGAATGATTGCGACCTTTTCAAGTTCGGAGATGATTGACTTTTGAAGTCTCTGGATAGTTCTCGCAAAACGAATATCTTTTTGGGCGAGTGTTGTTTTGTCTTCTGACCCTTCATCACTTCTAGAAAGATAAGAGGCAGGCACTTTTAATGCTGCGAACAACTTGTCTCGTAAATATTTAATGTCGTCGATATCGCCGGTATAACTTCCACCTGGTAGGTTTTCAATTCTTGTGCCCTGTGTGCCACCCCGAACAGGAATAAAATAATCTTCCTCAACACTCATCGGGTTATATCGCAAATCAACACGGCCTGTATTGACATCGACGATCTGATTTCTTTTCATCTGTGTCATCACTCGCTGCATATACTGCTCAATATCTTGTGGTGGAATATTTCCAACATCAACATAGAACACTTTTCGCTCTGGTGATCGCACAATACGATAAGCCATCACGGCATCTTCCATCAAAGTAAGTTGTCGCCAAATCCTTCTTGCTGGTTCAAGCACAGATGTTCCGTAGGGAACATACTTATCATTTCCAAGAATACGAAAATGGGCTACTTGCCAGTTCTCTAATGTTATACCACCCGAGTTCCATTGGAACTGAACATACTTTGGATTTTCTTTGTCTTCGCCTTCAAGCCTTTCAATCTCATTTTGGGGTAAGCCAATAACATGCTTAATTCCAATCTCCTCATCAATATCCAAATACAGGAAATAATCTCCATACTTACACATTGAGCGAGACCAGCCAAACAGGTTGAACTCTAGGTTCATAACCTTAAAGAATAGATTTTCAAGCACACCTTTGATTTCTTCATTTGTCGTATGAATGCGGAGCATATCATTTAACTCATTAGAAGTCGTCATTTCGTCAGCATAAATATCAAGAGCACTTGCTATCTCTGGTGTATATTCCATTTGGTCAAAATCAACATAGCGCTCGCCTCTCTGCTGGTTTGACATATACTCAGCATTTGTCTGCTCGTATACACTATAATCGTTTCTCTTAAAGTTTTGACCAGAAGCAGACTTAAAATCAAAATTAGCCAACTGTCTTCTTTTAAGTCTTCTTGGGTTTTGTTGTCTGAAATTAGCAACAGGGCCTGACAGGAGTCTTGTTAATTGCCGAAACAACTTACTAGATGAGTTGTTTGGATTCTTATTTCTACTATTTCTGTTGTTTCTTGCCATTTTTATCCCTTAAGAAGCCAGCTAAATTCTTGATATTGTTCTCTTTGGTTTCTCTGTGCTGTCGCTTTGTATCCTATCATACCCGGTATAGCAGAGTTAAGTGAAGTCGGTGATCTCGTTATTCCTGCTAACATATTTTTTCTATAATCTACATCGGCTTGCATTGTTGAGTACACCGTATCTTTAATCCAACAGGCAATCGCACACGACATAATTAAATCGTCATTATTCTTTTTTGATGCTTGCGGCCTCCCACCCTTCCAAACGAACTGTTGCATTTCTAATAACAATCTGCTTGAATATACTTTAATTAGTTTATTTCTTATAAACTCTTCCATCTTCGCAATTATTAGAGGTCTAGTTTTTTGAGTTGTGGAGAAGCCAGGAATAACCCCGTGCTGCCCGTGGTAGTATTCAACATGCTCGTGAGTTGATTTTTTAGAATAATAGATGTTGGGATAGCCTCTCGCTTGTAGTTTTTCCAATACAGCAAAGCCAACAGAGTTATTCTCAACAACAAGCATCGCATTTCCATACTGTTGGCCTGTTGATATAAGTTGTTCTGTAAAGATGTCGGGTGTTAGTCTGCCTTTATATTCTGCGACAACCTCGCAAGTGCTAATGTTTAGAACTTGGAAAACAGAATAGTCTTTTCCATCTCCTCTTGCGACATCAGCGGAGATTAGATATTTTTTACTTGAATCGTAATCTTTCCATATCCACAAGTTTCTGTCTATGCCTGCTCTGTGTGTAGGTTCAATCAGTTGATTTCTATAAAAGGCAATATCACCACTGCTAAACACAGTTTCGCCTGACATATTAAAGTTACACTCTAACTCCTGGGCGATCTGCCGCTTGGACATATTCCTTGTTTCTTTTTGAAACCAGCTCTGGTCTCTGTCTGGATGAACATCCCAAGGTAGGACTGTTATATAAAAATCGTTATCTTGTGTTTTTGCTTTCTCACAAACTTCGTGAAACCAGTTGCCAACACCGTTTGGAGTTGAAAGAGCAATACAACGACCACCAGTTGATAGTGTGGGATACAAACCAGTCCAAAGGTCATCAAGTCCATCAACGTGAGCGGCCTCATCAATAACCAATAATGATAGGGCTTCTGAACGACCAGCATCACCTGATGTTGAAGATGCTTTGATTTGCGAACCATTCTCCAACTCAAACGATGTTCTGTTATCAATAGAGATACTTGTTATTTGCATCCACTCGGGCAAGTTCTTAATCATATGCTTGACTTTCTTAACCAAGTTTGCTGCTGTATTGAACTTCGTGGCGATAACCAAGATGTTCTTATCACGATGAAACATCATCATCCAAGCAACATAAGCAGCACCGATGGTTGAAATACCCAACTGCCTTGCTTTGAGAATGACATTAAAACGATGATCGTTAAAATCTTTAACAAGATCCTTCTGGTAGTCATACATCTTGAAAGGGATTAGCCCTTTCATTGGATGTGAAATCCTACAATAGTTATTGATAAAATAAACTGGGTCCTTGCCAGATTTAACAATCTCTCGAATTAAATCATCTTTCGAAAGTTCAACATTCATTTAACCAGCACTGTCGCCAGACATTTCCAAAAACTTTTTAAACGAAGCCTCAAGACCGTCTTTAGATCCAGCAGGCAGATACTTTTTGCCTTTATCCGCAACACCGTCATTTTCATCAACACCTTCAAGACCTTGAATTTTATAGTGCTTCAAGGTTACAGCGAATACTCTGACACGACTTGTTGATTGAACCATCGTGTCACAATCGCCCATAGCGGTCAAGCCAAGTGTTTTACCTGTAATCTTTTTATATTCTTTCTGGAGATACTTTTTAACTTGCTCGCACATAGCATCTTGCTCTTGCTCGAACTTTGTCCCATAAACTTCTTTTAATTTGACATCTGTGTGATAGGTGATTGTGAGAACATCTCCAACAATCTTAACTTTAAACCCATCAAGCCTTCTAGAATCATGAACAGGATGACCTTCTTCTCTTTTTAGACCAATTTCAAGTGGTTTGCCATCGGCATCATATGCCCCATCATAAGCATTTGCTGCCGCTTGGTGTATTCCCTGGACAACTTCATAAGTTTTCTGTGACATTATCTTTCTCCCTGTTTGGTCTCCAACCTGAAAGCCATCTTTCTTCTCTTCCCTCTACAAATTGTATAAAGCATTTCTCGCAACATTCATATTTATTCACATAAATATCATCATTAACTGTTTTTATTCTATTTTGGCAAGTTGGACAATTTAATTTAGTCTCTCTATTAAGTAGTTTTTTGGATATTAAAAACCCATCAACTTCAACCTTCTCGCTTTTGTCGGCCACTTCTCTTTGCTTTTTGCTTAATTCTTCTAGTTGTTCTAGATATTCTTTTTCTTTCTCGGTATCCCACCAAGATTTTGGATTGGAGACAGTTTCCTTTCCCCATCGCTGGCCGATTGCTTTTTCCAATCTTGCTATATCATTTAAACTTTTCAATCGTCTACACCCAATACCTTATCTATATCTGCTGTCGCCACACCAAGAATTTTACCAATATCTGCCGAGGCGACACCAAGAACATTGTTGCCATAGCCAGTGACCGGTGTTTTTGCTAAATAAAGATTTATCTCACCATTGACATGCACTACCTTCGCATTGGCAGGTAGGTGTTGGTGTATTTCTCCATTTACAAAAACTATACTCATATTTTATCCTACTGTGATATTAAAATCACTAAAAGAACTTGTAACATTAGTGCCAGCCGACCCTGATATCACCAACTCATACATTCTATCATATGTAGTAGTTGGTGCATGAACTGTAAGTTGTTGAAATGTATTATCTGCCCACGAAGTACCAGCGGCTATAACTGATGCCGTAACATCAAATCCATTTCGTGAGTTTCTTTTTTTCTCCACACTGTCATATAGATAATATGTGTGCGGGTCTCTTATTAGGAATTTAGGGGGATAATCAGCATCTGGTGTTTTAGCATAAACACTGGCTGTGATAGCAGAACCAGAAGGAACTGTCACTTCAAAAACAACCTCACCTCTTCCTTGAACATTGACACCAGGAGCAGTTGCATGATAAGTTGCTGGATTATTACTTCCACTAAACACTGAAAACTCGTAAGGTCCAATATCATTTTTTGTTGCTGACCCAGACATTGAGTTGAGCCT